TTGGTACAAACCAACTTGCTTCTACTGCCGTAACAACAGCAAAAATTACAAACTTAAATGTAACTGGCGCTAAAATTGCTGCTGACGCAATTGATGGTTCAAAAATTGCTGATGACGCTGTAGACTCTGAACATTTAACAGATGGTTCAGTAGATAACGTTCACTTATCAGGTAGTATCGCTAATACTAAATTAGCGAATAGTGCGATTTCATTTACAGATGAAAGTTCGACTGCTGGTTCTGTATCACTTGGTGGTACATTAGAGTTTTTAACTGGAGAAGGTATTGATACAAGTGCTTCAGGTAGTACAATAACTATTGCTGCTGAGTTAGCGACAACATCAAACAAAGGTGTAGCATCATTTAGTTCAGATAACTTTACAGTATCTTCAGGTGCTGTAACAGTTACTTCACTAGATGGCGGAACATTTTAATTTTTAAAGGAAATTAAATGGCGACTATTATTAAATTAAAAAGAAGTACAACAGCTTCTGCAGTACCAACTACAAGTAATTTATCTGATGGTGAAGTTGCTGTAAACATTACTGATAAAAAGATATATCAACGTAATGGTAGTAATATAGTCGAAATATCAAATACTACTAACTTTGAGAGTGTTGGTAGTGATATATTACCTGACTCTACTGCAACACACGATATAGGTGCAATCACAAATAGTTTTAAAGACATATTTTTATCTGGCGCCCCTAAAAAACAAGTCAACATATATACAAATGCTGGTGGATTAAGTAGTGTGGCCGCTGGATTTGCTTTTAGATTTAACACTAACATAAAATATTTTAACCAAGTTTTTACTAATGCAGGAGGATTGGTTACGCCAGCGATTACAGCACAATCAACAGATTTTGATGACGATAATCCGGCATATACATTTTAATAAATTATGGCAAATAAAACACCGATAAGACTAGTATTTACAGGCGGAGTACCAACAGGTATTGCTGAATATCAATCAGGTGATACTATTGGAGCTTCGTTTCTAGCAAATACAGCAGTAACTGCTGGTAGTTATGGCTCAGCAACAGCAATTCCAACATTTACAGTTGACGCACAAGGTCGTTTAACAGCAGCAAGTACAGTAAGTGTTGCCACAAATTTAACTATTAGAGATGATACATCTACTACTGATACAGTTTCATTATTATCAGACACACTTACATTTTCTGGTACTACAAATGAAATCACAGCAACTGTAACAGATAATAAAGTTACAATAGCATTACCAGATGATGTAACAATAGGCAGAGATTTATCAGTAACTAGAAACGCTGTAATTACAGGAAACTTAACTGTAAATGGTACAACAACTACTGTATCTACAACTAATACAGTTGTTTCAGATACACTATTAGAATTAGGAAATGGTACTTCAGGTAGTCCTTCAAATGATGCTGGTATAGTTATTGAAAGAGGAAGTTCTGATAACGCATTTATAGGATATGATGAAAGTGCTGATAAGTTTAAAGTTGGTACTGGTTCATTCACAGGTGCTTCAACTGGTAACTTAACAATTACTACAGGTACTTTAGTCGCAAATTTAGAAGGTAACGTAACTGGTAATGTAACTGGTAACCTAACAGGTAACGTAACTGGTAATGTAACTGGTAACCTAACAGGTAACGTAACAGGTGATGTTACTGGTGATTTAACTGGTGATGTTACAGGTAACGTAACTGGTAATGTAACTGGTGCTGTAACTGGTAATGCTGATACAGCGACAACACTTGCAACAGCGAGAGCAATCGCAGGTCAAAATTTCGATGGTTCAGCAGCGATAACAATTGCGTCAACTGATTTATCAAACACATCTAACATAACATTAAATGACGCTTCACAAACATTAACTAATAAGACATTAACAAGTCCTGTTATATCTACAATTACAGGTTCTACAATCACTTTAGATAGTGCGGGTGATATTAGTTTAGACGCTGATGGCGCTGACATTATATTAAAAGACGCAGGAACAGAATTTGGTAGATTTACAAACGACTCTACAGACCTTGTAGTTAAAGTTGCTACACAGGATAAAGACATTAAATTTGTTGGTGATGATGGTGGTTCTGCTATCACAGCATTAACTTTAGATATGTCAGATGCTGGTTCAGCAACATTTAATAGTAATATAGCAGTTGGTGGTAACGCAACAATCACAGGTAACTTAACAGTTAATGGTACAACAACAACTGTTTCATCAACTAACACAGTAGTATCTGATCAATTATTTGAATTAGGAAACGGACGTACAGGTTCAGCATCAGGCGATGCAGGTATCGTTATTGAGAGAGGTAATGATAGTAACATTTTCTTAGGATATGATGAATCTGCTGATGAAGTTGTATTTGGGTCAGGTTCATTTACAGGCGCTAGTACAGGAGATTTATCAATAACAGACTCTAATATTAGAGCAGCAAATGTTACAGCATCTGGAAATTTAGCAGTTACTGGTACAACAGCTTTAAATGGTAATATAACTTTAGGTAACGCTACAAGTGATACAATTACAGTAACAGGTAGATTTGCTACGGCGTTAGTACCTGATACAAACGTTACATATGATTTAGGTACTTCATCTTTAAGATGGAGAGATATTTACTTGTCAGGTAATACAATTGACTTGGCAGGTGCGACTATTCAAAGTGATGGTAGTGCAGTTACTTTACCATCAAATTCAAAAGTTGGTAATGATAAAGTTGCCGTTACTGATGATAGTGGGGCGATTATTAGAAGGGTATCATTTTTTACAGCTTCGGGTGGATTAGCGAGTGCTGCGGCATCTTTCGTTTTTTCAGGTGGTTCAACAGCAACTGTATTTACAAAAAATCAAACATTTACTCGGGCAAACGGTAGTAATCAAGCTAATTTTCAATTGTTTGAGTTTTAGAGAAATGTTTGAGTTTTAGGGAAAAAAGATTATAAATATACTAAGGAGAAAAAAATTATGTCAGTAAAAACACCAATACGAACAGTCTTTGACGGAAGTGGAAACGCCACTGGATTAGCCGAATATCAATCGGGTGAATTTATAGGTCTTACTCACGGTGGTTTAGGGGCTTCATTATCAATTGGTTCTGCGGGACAAGTTTTAAAAGTAAATAGCAGTGCTAATGCGTTAGAATTTGGTGGAGTAGAGGCAGTTATTAATATTGATGGTGCAACTAATTTAGAAAGTGCTACATTAGCAGTTGGTGACAAATTTTTAGTATCAGATGGTGGTTCTGAGGGTAGAGCAACATTATCACAAATAGATACATTATTTAAAAGTACATCACAGACTTTAACAAATAAAACTATTAACGCTGATAATAACACTGTTACAAATATAGGACCAAGTGAATTGTCAAATACTGCTGTTACGGCAGCAACTTATGGTTCAACAACAGCGATACCAGTTATTACAGTTGACGCACAAGGTCGTTTGACAAATGCTTCAAACGCAGCAATATCAACTACATTATTAGTTTCTGACGAAAGTTCAACTCAAGCATCAATAAGTTTAGGTGCTAGTGAAGTATTAAATGTTGCTGGTGGTTTAGGTATAGATACAACAGTTAGTGGTAAAACTATTACTGCCAAATTTAATTTTAGCGATGGTGATGCAGGTCAATTTTTAAAAACGGATGGATCTGGTAATTTTTCATTCGGTGATTCGTTATCTAATTATGATGAATCTTTACAAACAACAATACCAGGAGCAACTAATACAGATTTAGCAGGAGGTGAAACACCTTTCGCAGCTGTATCAGACGCTTTCGGTGTAAAAACAATATCAACGGTATACAGTTTAATGGATCCCGCTGGTGCAACAGAAACTTTAGATTTAGGTGCTTTTAGTTAATCACCTATATATAAATTATAAATAAAAAGAAAACTAGGAGAAAAGAAAAATGCCAACAGTATTACAATTAAGAAGAGGCACAACTGCGCAAAATGATGCATTCACTGGCGCTGTTGGTGAACTTTCTTTGGATACGCAAAAAGACGTTTTAAGAGTACACGACGGTTCAACAGCCGGTGGTGCTCAAGAATTAGTAGGTCTAACAGCAACACAAACATTAACAAATAAAACTTTAACAAGTCCAACAATCACAGGTAGTGGAGATATAGCAGCAAATGATTTAACACTTGCTGGTAATCTAACTGTAAATGGTACTACATCAACAGTAGCATCTACAAACACAACAATTACAGATAACTTAATAGAATTAAATAATGGCGCAAGTTCAAACGCAAATGACTCAGGTATCTTAATTGAAAGAGGATCTACAGGTGATAACGCAATCATAGCATGGGACGAAAGTGCTGATAAGTTCGTAGTTGGTACTACAACTGCTACAAACACATCAACAGGTAACTTAACTATCACAACTGGTACATTACTTGCTAACGTTGAAGGTAACTTAACAGGTAACGTGACTGGTAACACATCAGGAAGTTCAGGATCGTGTACAGGAACGGCGGCAGTAGCAACAGCGGTCACAGCCGCAGATGAAAGTTCAGACACTAGTTGTAACGTACTTTTTGTTACAGCGGCGACTGGTGACTTAGGTCCTAAAACAGGTACTAACTTAACTTTCAACAGTAGCTCAGGTATGCTTACAGCGGGAGGGTTTACAGGTAACGTAACAGGTAACACATCTGGAAGTTCAGGTTCTTGTACTGGTAATGCGGCAACTGCCACAGCACTAGAAACTGCTAGAAATATCGCAGGTGTATCATTTGATGGTTCAGCTAACATCTCTCTTGCATTGACAAACTTAGGTATATCTGATGGATCTGCAGGACAATTCTTAAAAACAGATGGTAGTGCGGGTTTCAGTTTTGCTACAATTTCAACACCAACATTAGCGAGTTTAAATTTAGATACAGATGATGATGTACAATTTGACTCTTTTGGTGTAGGTACAGCAGCCTCAGGAACAACTGGAGAAATAAGAGCTACAAATGATGTAACAGCTTTCTATTCTTCTGACGTTGCTCTTAAGGAAGATATAACTAATATATCTAACCCACTAGAAGCCGTTGAAAAATTAAACGGAGTTTTGTTCAATTGGAAACAATCTTACATTGACCAAAGAGGTGGTGAAGATGGTTACTTTGTTAGAAGAAAAGACGTTGGGGTTATTGCCCAAGACGTTGAGCAAGTTCTACCAGAAGCCGTTGCAACAAGACCAGATGGTGTAAAAGCAGTTAAATACGATAGATTAACTTGTTTATTGATTGAAGCAGTTAAAGCACTTAAATTAGAAATAGAAGAATTAAAAAAGTAATACTTTAATTTCTGATATATTTGTTGGTATAAATAGTCTAAAAGGACCTTTATATGGCAACACCTTCAACTAGAGAACAGTTAAAACAATACGCTTTAAGAGCACTCGGAAAACCAGTCATAGAAATTAACGCTGATGACGACCAATTAGAAGATAGAATTGATGAGGCGTTACAGTATTTCGCACAATATCACTATGATGGTATAAGAAGAACATACTTAAAGTATCAATACACACAGGCTGATTACGATAGAATAAATGCTGATTCATCAGAATCAGTTACTAAAAATTCTGTAACTACTTCTTGGAAAGAAGGTAATGGTTTTATCGTTGTACCAGAAAGTGTTGTATCTGTAATTAACTTATTCCCATTCTCTAATAAAGGTAATCTAAACTTATTTGATGTAAGATACCAATTAAGATTAAATGACCTATATGATTTTTCTTCAACATCAATTATTAACTATGATGTTGTATTAAGACATTTAGATTTTTTAGACCACGTTCTAGTTGGTGAAAAACCATTAAGATTTAATCAACACGATAATAGACTTTACATAGACCAAGATTGGAAAAATGATTTAGCTGTTGGTGAGTATCTTGTTATAGAGTGTTATAGAAAATTAGATCCTGATACTTACACAGACGTATATAACGACATATACTTAAAAAGATATGTGACTTCATTATTTAAAAAACAATGGGGCGCAAATTTATCTAAATTCAATGGGGTCGCTATGATTGGTGGCGTATCATTAAATGGTCAACAAATATATTCAGAAGCTTTATCTGATATAGAAAAACTAGAACAAGAAATTAGATCAAGTTACGAATTAAATCCAGCAATGATGATAGGATAATGCTATGGCCGTCAACCACTATTTTCAACAAGGTAAAGGCATAGGAAGTTCCGAAGAACAAAGACTTTATGAAGATATAATCATAGAGGGTTTGAAAATCTACGGACAAGATATTTACTATCTTCCAAGAACATTAATCAATAGAGATATTATATTAGGTGAAGATTCTTTATCTAAATTTAGTACAGCACATATGGTTGAAATGTATATGGAAACCACAGAAGGTTTTGCTGGTGAACAAGAAATTATAAACAAATTTGGTTTAGAAATTAGAGAAGATACAACCTTTATGGTTGCTAAAAGAAGATTTGATGAAGTTGTAGATAGTAATACTACTTTAATAAAAGAAGGAAGACCTAATGAAGGCGATATACTTTATATGCCTTTAATGAATAGTTTTTTTGAGATTAAATTTGTACAAGATCAAGAGCCATTTTTTCAATTAAGTAATTTACCAGTTTACAAATTAGTTTGTACTCGTTGGGAATACTCATCAGAAAGATTAGATACAGGTGTTACTGATATTGATGCGGCAGAAGATACATATACATTAGACCAATTAGCACATCAAGTTAGTTTAGAAAACGAAGACGGCGCTTTATTATTAGAGAACGATGCAGCAGATGGTGAAAGTAATTATATGTTATTAGAAACTTATAATATTCAAACACAATCATTATATGCTGATAATTTAGATTTAGATATAAA